CTGACATGGACTTACCACCACACCGCAGGGCAGGTGCTAGAGCTATCCCTCAGGCCCCTCGAACCCTTGAGGAACTTTTGAATTCAGGTTGGGGAAGTTCCCCCGGACCATCAAAGCAACCAGATGAAGAGGACTAATTTGCCTATTCACTTTATATTGACCCAGAAAACGGCCGGAGAGCACTGGAACGAAACAGCACCCATTTGGGTGGCTGTCGCCGTAAGGTATTGTTATTAACATGGATTACCAATCAAGTATTGATTCATGTGAAAGTGCCATTAGCACATTGAAAAACTTCGCTGCCACCGCAGACCCATTAAGCGCTTCAGTCTATATTGAATCTTTATCGTCAACAATGCCGAAATGTTGGCCCAAATTGCCCAAGGGCAGGCCTAAAATGCTTTTAAATAACGACCCTAAGGAAGCTAAGGACCTTTACCAAGAATGGGTCACTAAGTACAGGACCGTCTTAGACATGGCTCAAGTGGCAACATCCAAAATTCAAGATGAGGATGCTACCACTTATTTTGCAAAGCTTCAGGATGATTTTGCAACTGAAATAAAATCAACTCAGCCTGCACAACCTGCTGAACCTGATGAAAGAGTCGGCACTATTAAGGATTTGCCTGATGTTGATGATATTGAGTTCACGACTGTTCGATACAAGGGCAAAGAAAAAGCTAAAACAAGGGAACAAAGGTCACAAGTCATGCACCGATTTGTGTTCTCACCCACCCCTTCTGTTGACTTAGGCACTGATTTGCACGTAGAATCATCCCCAGATCTTGAGGACATGGCTTTCCCTTGCCGTGAAGTGAACTGGGGACTTGCCTACCAGAAGGCACAGTATGGGTACGTCAATGCTGATGGCAAACGTGTTTCCAAAGCTAAAGCATCACCGAGTGAAGCAAAAACACTTAAGCCTGTACAGACTTCTCCCGAGGTTTATTATGACTTGCATTGTGCTGACAAAGAACTAATCCTAGTGCTTAGACAGTCACAATT